TTTAGGACCAGGAAACTTTTTAGATTTTTTAAAAAGTTTTTTAGCAATTGCACCCATTCCTTTGGTAATTAAAGTCATAATTTTGTTATCCTTATAATTAATATAGTTTAGCTTGTCTTTTTTTCTCTGCAAGCATTCCTTTTTGGCCTTTGACCTCAAAAGATTGTGTTTCTTGTGGGTTAGTCACTTCAATTTCTACACCACCAGTTTTAAAACCATCTTTGTTAAGAAATTTATCGTGATTAACTTCTACTTTGCTAGCGTTTTTCACTTTTTTCATTTTTTTCTCCGTTTTTTATTTATACCAGCCTCAGAAAGAGCAATTGCAATCGCTTGTTTACGATTTTTTACTTTTTTCTTCGAACTACCAATATTGAGAGTACCTTTTTTGTACTCTCGCATTACCTTCTTAACCTTTTTTTCACCTTTTGTCATCTGTTTTGGCATTTTGCTTCTATTAATCATCAGTTTGTATGACTGCTTTGTTAACTCCTGCCTTTGCAAGTGATACTCCAGCCCTTAATTGAGCTAAATCTTCGTTTTGTTCAAGTTTTTCTTCTTGATTTTCTTGGTTCATCATTGCTTTCATCTTGTCAAGGTTTAATCTTTGCTCTCCTTCGTTCTTTTTACGCTCATTTTCCATAGCACGAAGGTCAACTTCTCTTGATTTTAATTTAAGTAATGGATCACCATCCATTTGTGATGTAATTTTGTTTTCTTCTTTAGCAAATTCTTGTGTCATCTCTGCAACAAGCACTGCTTTTCTACCTTCTATCTTTTCAGTAATCATTTTTAGTTGTTGTTGAGCCATTGGATCTTGTGCTGCCATTTGTTGTAGTTGTTGTAACTGCATAAATTCTTCTTTGAACTCTAATTGTATTTGTTCTTGTGCCATAATAGATATGTGTTCAAGGATATTTTTTTGTACAGCACCCATAACCATTGGTGCATTCTTAACCATGTTTAGTTGCATAAAGTTTAAGTGTGCTTCTATGTGTGCTCTGTGATCTTGACCGGGAAAAGCTTTAAAAGGTTTCATACCTAAAGCTTGAATATGTTCCATACTTGGATCCATTGGCATTGGTTGTTGAGGCGCTGGTAGTATTGCATTTATATTTTTAACACCAACAGCTTCATACATAGATCTGTATGCTTGATATAAATTATGTATTTGTGGATTAGATGTAGCTAATTGTAATTGTGTTTGTGCTAAACTAATTCTTTGTGATTGTGAAAAGATGTTTGGATCTGCGATTGGTATTATATCTACTCTATCATCAAAGTCTGATAGTTTTACATTTCTTTGTCCACCTACAACATCATATGGATAAGTTGGTGGTAAATATGTTTTAAATACATCTGCTAATAATTTAAACTCTTGTTTTAATCCAACATATAATCTTTTGTGAATACCAGACATAACTCTAGACCCACGTTCTAATATTGCAATTGTGGTTCCAACTGCTGCTTGTTGATTCATATCACCAACTTGTGCATCAGCAATAGATGCAAATCTTTGACCTGCATTTACAACTATACCTAATAATGACAATAGAACAGGTGATGGTTCTTTGAATGGTAGATTCATAAATGAATCTCTAATATTACCACCAGGTGCATCTACATCTCTAAACTCACCAGGTTGTAATGGTTGTGCATCATCTCTAATTCTAATACCTCTAGTTTTAAAACCAGCAGGTAAATTAGATAATGTACCTGCATCTAGTAATTGTCTTAATGCAGATGTTGCAGTTCTTGTTAATCCACCAATCATGTGTATTAAACCAAAACCATAAAATCCTAAACCAGGTAAAAATTTAAAATGTACAAAAAAATTCTTTTTAGTTTTCTTGGGATCAGTTGCTTCATAGTTTCTTCTGATAGATAAAACTTGTCTTGATCCTTCTTCTACAGTTACAACGTATGGAAGTTTGATACCTGTTGGTTCACCTCCCATCATATCTTCAAAACCTTCTAAATCTAAATTAACATGACACTCTAACAAAGTATAAATGTCATCTTGTTTATTTTGTCTAATACCTTCTATCTCTTGTTCTTTTTTTGCAATCTCATCGGTGGACATTGCAGGTTGAGCAAGATCTATATCTTTGTAAAAACCACCTACTTGTTGTTTTCGTAAATCATTCTCTGACATTTTAATTACATGAACAACTGCTTCTGCATCATCTAAACTTGTAGCTGAGTAGGGTACTACCAAATCGTCGGCAGGTATGAATTTAGAAACCGCCCTACCCAATAGATCGTCATAGTAGACTTTCTTAAAAGTTGACCCGCTAAGAGGGAGATAGAATAGCATCTGATCAAACTCTGGTTCGTATTCTTTCATCTGGTCCATGATTTGGTAATTCATAAAATCTTTTACTCTGTTTGCTTGATCTTGTTTTGCAGGTGTTTGCAAACCTAATATCTGAGTTCTTACAGGGCCATCTGCTGGTAATAATTCTTTATAAGCTTGTGCTTGAAACTGTGTTGCTGCTTCTGCTAGAACAGGGTGATTAACACCACTTGCGCCTTTGAAAGGTTCTGTTCTTCTTTCGTATTTAAATCCTAAAAGATCTAAACCATTTCTGTATGTATCTTCCCAATCTTTTCGAGAAGATCTATAATCCATATAATCATTTACTAATTTAGAACCAAGAGGATCTAAAACATCATCATCTAATAATTCTGCTAAGTTTTGAAAATGAGATTGTGATTCTACTTGTTGTGGTTGTGGATCAAAAGATATTTCTGCTCCACCATCTTCTGTTTGAATTATTTCTGGCTCACCTTCTTTTGGTGTAGCTTGATCTTCTATTGATGCTTCAGCATCATTTACATCTTCTAATTTAATATCTTCTGGTTGGTTAGGTAATGATTTATCTATTTCTGCCATTTGACTATCCTATTTTCTTTTAAATAAACTTTCAACTCCCGATGACATAGGACCCCTCTCTGGCGGTATTGTATCAGTTAAATCAGTTTTTACAACCCCACCGTTCTTGAAAAACAGGCTCATTATACCTGGTAGTTCTTCAAGCATCATATATAAACCTTGATATAAAGCCGAGTCTCTTTTGGCTTTATCTAATTTCATTTCTGGTTTTGATTTTACAGATCCACCTTTATCATAGTCTGTTCTTCCTCTGCCTGTTCTATTACTTACGGGACCACCAGTTGTTGCACCAATACCAAATCCTCCTCCAAAATCATAAGATTGTTGGCCATCACTACCTCGTCCATAATCAATTGCTCCATATCTTTCTCTTCTTGCTTTCTCTGCTGCTGCTGCCGCTTTTGCTTTTGCGGCTGCCTCAGCTGCTTTTTTAGCTGCCAACGCATCTTTAGCCGCTTGTAATGCTTTGTCTGTAACTTTTTGTCTAGCTTTATTTACGAATATATTTTTCATAACATCCAAGACTCCCGCTCCTTTGGCAACTTTTCCAACACCAAGAATCGCTGACACTGGATCGAGAAAAGCGGTCTGTCCTTCTATATCTGAAAATCTATCAAACAAAGGTCCAGAAGCTCCAACCATTCTTTCATAAGCACTTGATAAGGGATTTTCTGCTTTATAGGCGTCTATAAAACCAGATACACCTGAACCTGGTTTCATTCTTTGTGTAGCTTGAATTGCATCGTATGGAATACTCATAATTCCTGCTGTGGCTGGGGCTAATACATCTTTTATAATACCACCAGGTAAGTTATCTACCAGATCTTTTGTAGCCCTAATGTTATAATCTTTTTGTGTAGGTGAAGTTGCTATTATATTTTGTAGATCACCTTCTGGAAAAAGTTTTTCTGATATTGCCATATTAATTTTTTGTTTTACCTTTAGATTTTAAATATTCTTTAGCTTCTAATTTTTTTTGTTTATTATATTTTTCTAATTGTTTAACAGCTCTGCTGGCTTGATCTGTATTTGATTTATTAAACCTTTTAGATTTAACAAAATTTTTCATAGCTGTTTCTAAAGCTTCGCCTTTTCTAATTTTAAATTCTTGTCTCTTTAAAGTTTTATCTTTGCCTTCGTAAGCATCATCTAAAAAATTTTTTATTCTTGTTTTTAATTTTTTAAATCCTTCGTTTTTTACTGCTTCTCTAATTACTTTACCTGTTTTAATTAAACCACCTGCTAGATATCTTTTTCTGTACATTATTAATTTTTAGTCCTTCCTACGGCTTCTTTCATAGCTTTTTTCTTTTCACGATTTTTTTTAAGATACTGTGTTAACTTAGATCTGGTATCTTTCATAACTTTAATACCTTTTTTAGTAAACTCAGGTTTTGATAAACCTTGTTTTCTAATTTTATTTTCAATAATTTTTGAATACTTTTTTAGTCCCTCTGCTTTTTTAGTATTAATATTAAATCTAGAGGCACCAGCTTCTCTACCAAGTTTAGTTAAATCCTTTAATGCTTTTTTTGATGCAGGGTCTTTTAAAATCATTCTTAGACCTTTAGTTATTAGACCACCTGCTAGATATCTTTTTCTGTACATTAGTAGTACCTTCCGTCAAAATTATTTTGTTCTAGTGGATCATCAACAGCATCTTCTGGGTGGCTTACAAAACCACCTTGTCTGAATCTCATAACTGCTTGTGTCATAGAATCGACAAGATCGTCATGATCTCCATAAGGAAACGCTGCACACTCTTCAATAACCTCTTCAGCAAATTTTTGCTCAGGAGCCCAAATCTGTCCACTCTCAAATAACGGCGCCACAGCGTTTACCCTAGCATGCTTATCGTTTCCTTTGCTAGGACTAAAATTTACCACAGGTATGTTCATCTTACGCAATTCGTAAGTCAAAGGCAACCCTGAAGCCTTAGATTCTATCACAACTGTCTCAGGTTTCCAATAGTCGTATTGCTCTTTGGCCACTCTTTTTAACTCTGGAAATTCATACCTGCCTTTCAATGCATCAAGTAAAATTAAGTTCGGTCCGCTATCCTGTGTTGGATAAAAGACTCCCCATGTTGTAATTGCACTGTAATCAGCTGTCTCCTTTTTTAAAAATGCTGTATCGTATGATTGAATAACGTGATGTAGTTTAGGTATATGATCTTCATCCCACACGTTCCACCATTCACGTTTAATTATCGATCCTTCTTCTGATGTTGGATTCTGCATCCATTGTGCATTCCATTTACCCACGGACAACGAAGCTTTGACTCTTTCGAGTTCATCAAGTTTCCAATACTCTGGCCATACAGGTTTACCTGATGGTAAAATTGCGGGAAATTCTACGACATGCCATTCATCAGATTTTACTTCTTTTTGACTTCGAAGTAATGCACCTGTTAAATCTTTACTGTTCCATCTAGTCATGACGAGTACAATAGATCCACCAGGTTGAAGACGTTGTCTTGGTCCTGATGTATACCAGTCATAAGCTTTTTCTAAAGCAGCACCATTCATTGCATCTTGTTCTGAGTGTGGGTCGTCGATAATAAGTAAATCGGCTCCACGACCAGTTATTGCCGACCCCACACCCGCTGCATAGTACTCACCTCCTTGTGACGTCTCCCATTTACCCGCAGCCTGTGAATCTTCCTTGAGTCTTGTTTTAAATACTTGTTGATACTCTGGAGAATCAATCAACGTCTTGGCTTTACGTCCGAAACGGACGGCGAGTTCTGTAGTGTGTGTAGTCTGTATAATTTTTAAATCTGGTTTTCTACCAATCATCCAAGCAGGTAATAAGTTAGATGCAAACTCTGACTTAGTATGTCTTGGTGGCATATTTATAATTAGTCTTTTTATTTCTCCATTTGCTAATTTATTAAATTTTTCTGCGATGGTTTTATGATGGGACCCCTCTATAAATTGTGGCCAAATATGTTTTACAAAAGTTAAGAAATCAGAACTGACCTGGGACCCCTTTTTCTTCTCAGAGAGTTTAATTGCCAGCTTCATAAACTCCTTCCTAGAGTCAGGTGGAAGTTTACTTAAATCGATATTATTTATGTCCATGGAACCTCACAAAGTATTTAGCACTTATTTAAGTGTAAATCAAACAACTAGTGTGTATATGTTAGGATCCCTTTTGCTGTTTTAGGGGGTGGGGGGTCGAGGCAAAGTCAAATTTCGGAGCTGCTCTGGTACCTCTATCGATATTATTAATACTTAAGTTAGAATCTAAATATATATATTATATAAAATAATAAGTAACGAGCTACGCGCTTTTATTTTAAAGCGCGACGCGCGTCGCGTGGCGCGTAAGCGCCACGCAATAAAAAGTTTATGATGAGTTTGCGATCTCTTGTATAAGAGTATTATCTTGCCAATAGTTTAGATTTCTTTGTTGGCATAATGCCCAATAATCTGGTTGATTGATTGGTCGTTCTTTTTTATCTCTCTCGCCAATGTGTGCAATAATTCTTTGCATGTGTGCAGTTAAATAATCATGCATACATTTATTGCTACAAAAAGAATTATAGAGATATTTACTTGGGTATCTAGTTCGATAGACTTTCGAACCTTTACTCCCTCGCTTTCTGTCTTTTGTACTATACATATGACATAGAGGTCCCTGGCAATATTTAGTCATGGTTAGGCAATCCCCCAAACATTGAAACAACACCTGCAAAAGAAATTAAAATTCCCAAGCTCTGATGTTCGCCACCATGAATAAAAGTTATCACACCTAACATTGTTAATATAAAACCAGATAATATCATTAACAATCTACCTACAACTTCCATTTAATACCTCACTTTCCATTGTCCACTCGCGCAACGATAATTATTTTTATCAATATCAAAATAAATATAATAAGGTTGTTGAGTTTTTTTATTAACACCGAATTTACTTTTTTCGTCGTGCTTTCCTCGTCTTGTTATGTGCTTTTTATCCTTGTGAGAATAATAAGCGATATAAAACATTTTAGTCATTTTTGTTATCCTTTCTAGTGTGGGATATTATACTATCCCACACTTATTACAATGTTTTAATTTACACTTTCTGATTGCTGATTTTCATACAACAATCTTGCTTTTATTTTATCCTCTCTACTGATATTTTTGTTTTTCATTCCTTTAATCCTATCAGCTAGATTTTTAGGTTGGTAAATGATTAGGCCTGTACTATTGACACTAATTATTTCGTGATCTTTTATATCTAATCCAAGTTCAGTACATAACTCGATTGCCTCGTCAAGATACTGATACCCTTTTAAACCAAGTGAAATTTCTTTCATCTGATCGAGGATAGATTTAATCCACTTATAATGCGCCATAACAAATCTGCCCTTTTGCGCTTTCCACTCTTGCAAAATTGCAAACTCTTGTTCAGTACAAGCGATTGAACGATCTCTACAATAATCTCTACCAATTAAATCTAATTGATATTTTTCATTCCACTCTCGTCCATATCCTTTACTATCATTACCAAGATAACGATTGTTGTTATCTTTATATTTAGTCCA